AAGAGTAAATTATTTAAACAACAAGGACATATTGTCCGAGATACACAAGTCAAAGAGCAGTTTTTGCAGTTTTGTAGATTCAGACTATCATCAATTTGATATTATTTTACCAAGCATAGACAAAATTAACGTAAGAACAATAGCAGAAGCAAAAAGAAACAAAGCAAAAAGATTAGGAGATGCAGATTATGCCGCAAGAAAATTAGCAGGCGAAAAAGTTAAACAAGCAGAGTGTGCTGTTGACTACAGAAAGATCACAAAAGAGGAACTTATTTTCCGTGTAATGACATTTGATCATATTCCTGAAGAAAAGGGTCGTAAGAAAAATCCTAAAACTATAGCAGATACAAAAATAAAATTAAACTTTCCTCCATTCCAGCATTTTAAATTTAACGAAAACGACGAACTTGTATGTGTAGGCAAAAGTCATTGGGAAGGCGGAATGGAAAACGGTTCTTTTAATCTAAGCGGTGGTAAAGCAACTGAAAAACTTGCTCGCATGTGGATGAAACTTTGTGATCGTTATGCAACAAGAGGAAATGTACGTGGATACACCTACAATGACGAGATGCGAGGTCAAGCAATTCTTCAACTTACACAGATTGGACTACAATTTGATGAAAGCAAATCACAAAACCCATTTGCATACTACACTGCGGCAGTTACAAATTCATTTGTAAGAGTTATTAACATTGAAAAGCGTAATCAAAATATTAGAGACGATATTCTTGAAATGAACGACATGACTCCAAGTTACACACGCCAAAGTCAAGGCGAATGGGAAAGACAAGTAGAAGAACAACGCAAAAAAATGGCAAGTGGCAAATAAGTTCTTGACTTTATTTGACTTTTGCTATACAATAATAAGACAATAAACTGAGGTAATATTTTGTTTAAAAAATGTGCAGTATTTACAGACATACATTTTGGTCTGAAAGGAAACTCTAAAGTCCATAATGATGACTGTGAAGACTTTGTGGATTGGTATATTAAAACAGCCAAAGAAAACGGATGCGAAACAGGAATCTTCATGGGTGACTGGCATCACAATCGTAACAGTTTAAATATTGTTACAATGGACTACTCTATTCGCAGTCTTGAAAAACTTGGAAAGGCATTTGAACAGTTTTTTTACTTTCCAGGTAATCATGATTTGTATTACAAAGATAAAAGAGACGTCCAAAGTGTAGAATTTGCAAAACATATCAACGGTGTTACAGTTGTTGATGAGATTACTACAATAGGCGATAGTACAATGGTACCGTGGCTTGTAGGTGAAGAGTGGAAAAAGATTCCTAAGATCAAAAGCAAATACATGTTTGGACATTTTGAACTTCCAAACTTCTATATGAATGCAATGGTACAGATGCCTGATACTGGCGAATTACAATCTAAACATTTTGTACATCAAGATTATGTGTTTAGTGGCCATTTTCACAAAAGACAAACACAAGGCAACGTAACATACATAGGAAATGCATTTCCACACAACTATGCAGATGCTTGGGACGATAAACGCGGAATGATGATTCTCGAACACGGTGGAGAACCTCAGTATATAGATTGGGACAGTTGTCCAAAATATAGAACTGTGAAATTAAGTCAACTAATTGATGAAAAAGATAAGTTGATGAAAGATAAAATGTATCTACGTGTAACACTTGATATTAATATTAGTTACGAAGAAGCAAGTTTTATCAAGGAAGAATTTCAAAAGCAATTTAGTTGTCGTGAAATTACTTTGATTCCAAGTTTACAAGATGATCAAATTAATACTGATATTGATATCACAAAGTTTGAAAGTGTTGATCAAATTGTAGCAGAAGAGATTAATGCAATCGAAAGTGAAAACTACAACAAACAAACACTACTAAACATTTATAACGAGTTATAAAATATGCTGATTAAAGACCTAACTGTAAAAAACTTTATGAGTGTGGGAAATCAAACCCAGGCTGTAGACTTTAGCAATAGACAATTAACGCTTGTACTTGGTGAAAACCTTGATCAAGGAGGCGATGATAGTGGCTCCCGAAACGGAACTGGTAAGACCACTATCATTAACGCCCTTTCATATGCACTATACGGCCAAGCACTAACAAATATTCGCAGAAATAATCTAATTAATAAAACCAACGGCAAAGGTATGTTGGTTACACTTAACTTCGAAAAAAACGGAACAAAATATCGAGTTGAGCGAGGACGTAGTCCTAACGTTTTAAAGTTTTTTATTAACGAAGAAGAAAAAGAAATCACAGACGAATCACAAGGTGACTCAAGAGAAACTCAAAAAGAAATTGATAGTCTGTTACAGATGAGTCACGAGATGTTTAAGCACTTGGTTGCATTAAACACATACACAGAGCCCTTCTTAAGTTTAAAACCCAACGATCAACGTGCTATTATTGAGCAACTATTAGGTATTACCATACTATCCGAAAAGGCTGAACAACTTAAAATAAAACAAAAAGAAGTGCGTGACGGAATTACCGAAGAAACTGCAAGAATAAATGGGATACAAACTGCAAACGAAAAAGTAAAAGAGACAATTGATAGTTTAAAGGTAAAGTCAAGTGCGTGGAGACAACAGAATGCTAAAGATTGTGAACGCTTACAAAATGGTATTGACGAATTAGAACACTTAGATATCGATGAAGAAATAAGAAATCACGAGTTACTATCTGCTTGGGAAGAAAACGACAAGCACAAGCGTAATTTAGAAAAAGAACGTGCTACACTTGAAAGTGCGTTAAGTCAGACAGACAGACAGATTACTAAAATTGGAAAAGAATTAAATGATCTTAATGATGCAAAGTGTCATGCTTGTGGACAAGAGTTACACGAAGAGAAAAAACAAGAAATAAACAATAAACTTCAAGAAGAGTATGGCGAAACAATGACATACTTAATGGAAATTAATACAAAATTTGAAAAGGTTGCAAATAAATTAAGTGAGTTAGGAGATTTAGATTCTAAGCCAAGTACATTTTATGAAACTGCTAAAGAAGCATACGATCATCGAAGCAATGTTGAAAATTTAAAACAAGCACTTAAGGCTAAAGAAACAGAAAACGATCCATACGTTGATCAAATCGAAGAACTTGAACACACTGCTATACAAGAAGTAAACTGGGATACCGTGAATGACCTTACGCTGATGCAAGAACATCAAGGTTTCTTGTATAAGTTACTTACAAATAAAGATTCCTTTATACGTAAAAAAATTATTGAACAAAACCTTGCATATCTAAACAATAGATTAACATTCTACTTAGACAAAATTGGTTTGCCACACACTGTAGTATTTCAAAATGATTTATCTGTGATGATCACCCAGTTAGGACAGGACCTCGACTTTGATAATTTAAGTAGGGGTGAGCGTAACAGACTAATACTTGGTTTATCATTTGCGTTTAGAGATGTTTGGGAAAGTTTGTATCAAAATATCAACTTACTATTTGTTGACGAATTAATTGACAGTGGAATGGACACCGCGGGTGTTGAGCATAGTTTGGCTATCCTCAAGAAAATGGGTAGAGAACGTAAAAAGAACATTTATTTGATTTCACACAAAGACGAACTGCAAGGTCGTGTACAAAACGTACTTAAGGTTGTAAAAGAAAACGGCTTTACCAGTTATGCAAACGATATTGATATTGTACAATGAGCATAATAGACGACACACACGACAAATTAACCAAAGCATATTTAGAATATTTCAAAGCAAACGAACGTTTTGAAAAAAATGGGGGTCTAAGAACCATGCAGGACGCTCGAAAATGGCTCAGAACTATTCGCACTCTCGCTAAATTACGTGGAGACGAAATTAAAAAGGCATACGATTCCAATAAAGACACCAAGGCAAAGTAGATCTGTGTAAGTATCCATATGCAATGGACTTATCAAGGACAAGAAGTAAAAGAAATCCCAGAAGGCATAGAAGGCTTTGTCTATTTGATTACCAATACAACTAATAATCGCAAGTATGTAGGCAAAAAACTCGCAAAATTTAAAAAAACACGCCCACCTTTAAAAGGCAAGAAAAACAAAAGACGTAGCAAAGTAGAGTCAGACTGGAGAGACTATTGGGGATCTTCAGATCACTTGCTTGAGGACGTACAAAATTTAGGCCCAGAAAATTTTACAAGAGAAATTTTACACTATTGTGAAAGCAGAGGCGTATTAAGTTATCTCGAAGCCAAAGAACAATTCGATAGACGTGTATTAGAAACTGACGAATATTACAACGGCATTATTAATGTACGTGTAGGCAGTTCGAAAGTTTTGAAAGAAGCGTTAAAAAATATAAAATAGGCAAAAATATAGCAACATTGTTTGGTCGAGGAGGCTCGACTCATCTTGAGGATATGTGAAATACCATATTCAGATACTGGTGCGTTGCAAGGATAATGCTAACTTAAGGCATAAAAGATGTATGCTCTGTGAAAAAGATACAACATACGCGGCAAGTGTTTTTGCACTGTTAAGGAACAACTGCCGTCCGTGGATACTGCGAATGCTGAAGTAAGGGGTTGACGATCTACCGCCTCTGTACATACTATATGTAATCTTCTTTAACAGTGTGGTGATGCTAACTCACATGATGTGAAACCACTCAGTTCGTCCGGCAACGGGCGAATTGTGGCTCAACTATCTACATGATGCTAAATTGCTTCGCAATTATTGTTTAAGAAATAAGTGTTTGAGCGATAGCGAAAACAAGATGTGCTTTAGCACATCTACTAAGAATGTTAACTACTTAAATCTTTAAGATAATCATTAGGTCGAAGTTTAACTTCGGTATTAATCTGATTCTTTGTTCCGGTATTATGTTTTGCAACAATTTCACTACCCTGTGTAAAATAAAATCCTAATGATTCTGCTTTTTCCATAAAATCAAGAAAAGCGGACTCTAATTCAACAACTTCTTTTTTATTCATGATTAATCATACAAGTCTGGATCTCTGCCTAAACCTTTTGGTCTCGGAGGGTGTACTTCCAGTACTTCGTATTCCTCATGGGGGTTAACATTTTTAAAGTTGCTCACAATTTCAAATGCTTCTGCTTCTGTAGAGCATTTGACGATTTCTCGTTTTGCAACCACTATATAAGAGTTAGTACTCATCGTGAATTATTTAATATTAGTTATCTGAAATAAATAGTTATACATAACGAACAAGGATTAATTAGATGAAAGTTTCACAAGTTGTAGTTGAATCCAAAAAACAAACCACAAATGAGGCTCCTGTAGGCGGTATTAAGCAGGGTCTTACTAAGTTTGGTGCTAAAGCGGCCGCTAAATTAGGTGCAAAAAACACTGCATTAGGACTTGCAGGCAAAGCAGATACAGGCGACGAAGCAAACAAATTACGTGGTGAATTCCAAAATTACATGGGAACAACAGGTCAAAGCATGGGTAAAATCGATGCATCAGAGTTGACTGCATGGTTGAAATCTAAAAAATATCCAACAAATTCAGTTCCACCACAAGGCGTTCTTAACAAAAAACAATTAGACGATATTCTTTTAAAAACTGTACAGGCTTCTAAAAAAGTAGGTGGCGGTGCCGGCGGTGCAGTAGGTGCCGATGCAAATGCTAAACAAACAACTACAAATACTGGAAAAGTAGATAAATCAACAGCAACAGGTAGTTCAACAGCACAGACTGGTGAAGCACCACCAACACAAAACGGAAGTGCCGGTGGACCTGCTACAGAAGTTCCACCAAACATTCAAGCACAACTTGATTTGCTAAATGCACCTGATAAAAAAAGATTGGCGGCTTTACTGTAATGAAACTATACGAACTTAACACACCAAACAACAGAACTTCACAAATACTAACAGAAGGTTACCAGGACCTTACTGAAACACAAAAGATTTATCTTAACAGATGGGAACGTGAACTTTGGCCATTACTTGAAGAATATACAAAACTTGCAGAAGCAGAATTAACTGCTGACCAAATTCAGGATATCTTTAAAGGTGCTGAAGAACGTGCTATGGCCAGCGGCGACAACAAAACTGTTGCAGGCAAAGTAGGCGCAGGTGTAGCGGCGGCCGCAAAACTTCCTGTAGATATTGCAAAAGCAGTTGACAAAAAAATTAACGAACTTGGTAGACTTGCACAAAACGCTGGACCAGTTAAAAATGCAGATGCTAAGTTTGAAGAACTTAAAAAGAAAATTAGTGCAGAAAATTCGGATTCAAAAATTGTACAAGGCATACAAAAAGTAAGCGACTGGGCAAAAGAAAATCCAGGCAAGGCAAGTATTGCTGTAGGTATCTTAACAACTATTGCGGCGTTTGCGGGCGGTCCTGCAGGTGGTGCCGCGGCAGGTTTGATTCTACGTGCTTCAAAAGATTTATTACAAGGTGAAAAATTATCAACAGCAGTTGGTAAGTCAGTTAAAACAGCGGCATATGGTGCTCTTGCTGGTTTAGCAATCAGAGGCTTAACAGATGCCATGGTTGACAATATCGCAACAGGCAGTGAAGCCGAAGCAAATGCAATGATGGACGGTTTTGAAAAAGCCAACTTTAAAGCGGCTGTAGATAGTGCGGCGGCAGAAGCAGGTCTTGATGCAGGTGTGCTTGATGGTGCTATGAACTATAGCAGTCAAGGAAACATCAACGGTTTCTTTTACAATTACAATTTTACAATGACTGCTGATCAAGTTTCAGAGTATAAAAATTTGTTATCTGCAACGCAGAGTGCAAAAGTTTTCAGTCCAGAATATTATGAAGCGGCAGGTAGGTTACACGGTTTCTTAGCAACAGCACAACAAGCCAACTCAGATTTAACTGCACTTGCACGAACAATAGCAGACATTCCAAAAGACATGCTTACAGGTGATCAGATGGATGCGGCAATCGCTGTGCTTGACAATGCAGATGCGGCAATTGAAAAAGTTATGGATATCGGCGGCGGAGCGGCCGCGGCGGCTCAAGGTGCTCTTGCTACAGTTGATGATAGCAATAAAGAAATGCACAAGGTCAAACCAATTGATCCAAAAGAAAAAGAACAACTGGAATTAAGTTTAAAAGGTGGCGGTGAAGCAAAAGCAGAATCAATTGACTACGAAACTTCTTACAAATATTTGTTAGAACAATATCTTGCAGAAGCAGATCCAGCACAACAAGAATTACCATTAGACAATCCTAATACACTTGGTGCAAAAGCAAAACGTGGTTTAGGAAATATTGCAAGTAAAGTAGGCGGAGCAGTTAAAGATGCGGCAGGCAAAGCAGTCAAAGGTGTTAAACAAGTCGCTAAAGATGTAGGAAACAAAGTAACTGCAAATAAACTAAACAAAAAGTGGAAAGAAATGGGAGAGCCTACAGATGCAGGAACAGTAGCATTTATCCTACAAGATGCAGGCATGACTAACGATGACATTTCAGCACTTGCACAAGAAAAGAAAGTAGATTTGCCAGCACCTACAGCACAAGCAGATAGTACTACAGATACAGATACAGCACAAGCAGATGGCGGCTCTAACGCTGATACAGCGTCAACAAGCGGTGGTCAAGGAGCAAGTGGTAGTGCAGGAGCATCAGCCGGCGAAAGACGTGCTACTAAAGACGAAATTGCCAAGTGGGTAAGAAAAGATGCACCGCTTGTTGATCCTAAAAATCCAGCCGCAGACGGAGCCATTGAAGCAGATAGAGATGGCAGAAACATTGGACTTGTGAGACAGGCCAATGGTGCAGATCATATCTGGGTAGGTCAGTCATGGACAAACATGACTACTGGAAAGCCTGTTAGTGCAGACACACAAGGGTTAGGAAGACCAGATCTTGAAGAACTTGCTAAAGAAATTCAAAAAGCAAATGTTGCTAAACTTGTAAAAGATCAATTAACATCTCCTGGTATACAAGCAGGTACTAAAGACGCTCAGACTGCAAAAGTAACCAAAACAATGACCAGTAAGACTGCAGGGCAACGTGCTGGAACAAAGTTCCAAAACACAAGCAATCAAGGCACTACCGTTCAATAATTAAAAGAACGGCAAGCCTGATTTTTTAGTAGTTTCTAAATTATCGTCAATAACTTTTTTTACAACTTCTCGATCCTCTGGACCAAATTCATACGCTTCTGTAATAGTAACTCCGCCACGCATATACCAAACAATTTTTAACAAGTCGTGTTTAATTTGTTTGGCTTCGTTTTCAAGTTTTTTAGTTTCACGTAAGATTTCGTCAAGAGGCAACTTCGCTATTGACGTGCGAAAAAATTTGATTGATCAAACGCAATAGGCACTTGGAATGTATCCGGTGCACCTGCTTTACGCTCCTCTTCATCAGTTGTAACTGTTAACGGTTTGATGTTAAACTCTGTTTTCATCTTTTCAAGATGATTTTTAAGTCCTTCAAAAATAACTCCGTCTGTTCCTTCAAAAAACTCTCTAATATGATTTATATTAGTAACTGGATCTTCGTTTTGGAACTGTACACTGATAACTTGATCAACAACCATATCTAAGTTATAGTCTGTTAACTTTTTAAAACTTGCATTAAATTTTTCTAATTTTTGTGCTTCATCTAAATTAGATTCATCAATTGTTTTTACTAAACGTTGTTCTTCAAATGCTTTTAAAGCCGCTTTAGTAAACTGTGCATAGTTATTAGGAACTAATTTAAAAGTAAATCCATTGCTTACAAAGGTATCTTCAAACACTCTTGACTGCATTGAATCTAAAAGTTCTACTAAGTTTACTTGATAGTCTCTTTCTAACTCTGGCGTAGTGTTAGGAACCTTAGTAGTAATTGTTAACGATTCCCCATACGTTGCAATTCTAATTGCAACAAGAATTGCATCGAGATCAAGACTTGGTACTGCATAGGCATCTTTAATAGATGGAATACAACTCTTAATCAAACTAACGGTCGATTCACCATTAATTAATGCGTCTGGAGTTTTCAAGACCAATTCGTCTTTTGCGGTCATTGAATATACCGGCACTTCGCCGTTGTCAGGCATATCAATTGAACCTTCAGGCCAATATTGTCCCTTTGACGGCAATCTTAGATAAATTTTAGGTTGTCTAAAATGTTTTGCCAGCGGGTTTTGACCTTGAGGCTGAATTGGTATAGGGCCTCGTGGTATATTATTTTCTGCCATTTTTTTCTCCTGCTAAATAAGTTATAGCACAAGTATTTATAGTGTAGGATAAAGTGAGTATATAATTAATGGCTGTTCAAGTTGACATACCCGGTTTTGGGCTCGTAGAAGCCAAAAACGCGGCTGAAGAAAGCACAATGAAAGAGATCCTCCGTGCCCTACAGGGTAAGGGATCTAAGAGTTCTGGTGGTGCGGGTGGTGCAGGAGGCGGCGGAGGCGCAGGCGGAATGGCAGGCGTAATGCAAAAAGCCACAAAGTCAACAGGCAAATACACAGAAGAAATTAACAACACAAGAACGGCTTTACAAGATTTTGGTGCAGGACTAAGAACAGTCGGCGGACTAATTAAAGGCGCCTTTGGAATGGTAACAACCAGTGCCCAAGGGTTGGCTATGGAACTACTGGACGGCGGCAATCGCATGTCAGACTTCCTTCAACATGTACCTCTTGTAGGTAACTCGCTTGGTGCTCTAACAGGAATGTTAGAAGGACAGGTTGATAATTTTAGAGACTTATCTGAAATTGGTGCAGGGTTTGGAAATAGTATATTAGGAGTAACAAGAGCGGCAACAGATGCAGGAATGGGTGTAGCACAGTTTTCAGAGTTTGTTGGACAAAACTCGCAAAATATGATGTTGTTGGGCGGAACTATCACTGATGGTGCAAAGCAATTTGGACAACTAACAAGACAAATAAGAAACAGTGACAGAGACTTCCAAGGCATGGGTTTTACATTTGAAGCACTCAATGAACACACTGTAGAATACATGGATCAGTTGGCAATGCAAGGTCGACTGTCAGGCATGAGTCAAGCACAACTTAGAAAAGGTTCCGAAGACTACTTGATGCAGATTGATAGACTTGCAAAAGTAACAGGTAAGTCACGTAAAGAAGCAGAACAACTACTAAAAAAACAAGCGGCAGAAGCAAACGTTCAAGTTATGGCAAGTAGATTGTCCGGCGAAGCATTAACTAATTTCCAAGATAGTATTGCGTTTGTTGATTCCGAATTACCTGGATTTAGTAACGCAATTAAAGATATGGCAGACGGTGTTGCACAAACTCCACTTGCACAAAAACTTGCTTCTACAATTCCAGGATTCCAAGCATTACAAGAAGAAATGGCCAGTGGTAGTTTAAGTCAAGAAGAATATATTAAACGTA